AATGCGTAATGCACTTCTTGACCTCATCGGCAAACCTGTAAAACCAATTGATGGAGTAGCAGACAACCTAGCAAAAGCAAATGATTTCTATAAAGAAACTTTTGAGTTAACAGGCACTGGGCTTCAGACACAAGCTCGTATAGGCCGTAGAAGTACAGAAACACCTGAACCCGCTACACTAGCAGAACAGCTAACCACAGTTCCAGGCGGGGGTGGTCGTGCTTTACCAGCAACCATAACTATGGAAAACATCAATGCGCAAGAAGCATACGTACGTCAAAATATAGATAGGATTGACCCATCTAAAACTGGGCCGGAAGTTATAGGTGCTGCCGCTGACTTAAAAAATTCTTTTGCTAGTGTATTAAGTAGTAAGTTAGCGCGTATGATGCCTACGGATTTGGCAGATGTTACTGGTGCAACTGATGTAACTAGATTTCTGGATTCTTTTGAACCACGTCAATTACGTGCGTTGGGTATTGATGCAGCACAAGAGGCACAGATACGAAATGATGCAACTTTAATTGCTAATCTGCAACGTGGTGGAAGCGTAGAACAAGTACTAGGCGCCCCACCATCTGGCACAATGGCTGAAGTGTTTGAAACAGCACTTAGCGGAGACTCTGCACAGATTCGTGCATCCTTAAATGAACTGCTGGCAGTAGGACGTAGACAAGCAACCCCAGAAGGTAAAGAAGGAGTGGCCTCAAATTTACGTGAGGGGTTAATTAATTTTATAATTTCCCCACAAAGTGGCGTACTAAAAGAAGTACAAAGTAATAGTGCTTTTGCAGAGGTAGGTCAGCAGACAATAGATGTAGCTGCATTGCAAAATGTTATGACAAAGCTTAAATCTGCTGGTGTATTTAGGGATATCCTAAATGAAACAGATGAAAAAGTTCTAGATGCCATCACTGAGTATGCTGGAGTAATTAATAGACAGGGCGCTGATGCAGGTTCTGCACTTGCAGGTGCACAAATTATTGGTGAAATGTTCACAGTAGACCCTGGAAAGTTTGTTTCTGGTCTTGCACGTTTGGGTACGCAGGCACGAGTTGCAAGATTGCTTGCTAATGATGAGTTCGTTAAAGCAGTAACAGGAACTGGTAAAGCACAGACAACTGCAGATAAACTAAAGCAAATGTTCTTTGGGTCTGGTGCGTACGGTACTCTAATTGCTAAGGTAGCTATGGAAGGTATGGGCGTACGTGAATCTGATGCAGACCAAACAGAAAGGATGCTACAGAGTAGTTCCGCAGCATCCCAGTCAGTTCAAGGTATGTATGGGACTACTAATCCCTAACTAATATCAACAACATCCATATTATCAGTGCGCTGTGCCATTTTACTAGCGGCATAGCGCATTTTTTGTGCCGCCTCTTTGATAAAGTCGCGGCTGTCTTTGCTTATCTTATAGTCATTGCTGGCTAGCACAGGCACAGCATGCTGTTCAATCATATCATCAGACAGCTCATCCCATGTGTACTCACTGAATGAAGTCTCAGCTTCCTCGCCGGATATGGTTACACCGATGCCTTGCTTGGTGATGCTCAGGTGTACGTCTAGCTCACTGTGTATTGATAGCGTCTTCATTGATGCCATTTTCGTTTTCCTTAAATGCTTTAATTACGTCAGATGAAAATAGCTTTTGTATATTCAGAAGATACATCTGAGAGGCGTAGTTGTCGCCGCCCTTAACTGTTTTCTTGTAGTCAAGGTTAGCTATGATTCTTTTCAGTGACTCAGTGCTAAACACAAGTGTAGCAAACGTATCATCACCGATGCACAAATTGTGGAACCAGTAATCAGCTTCTGTGGCAGCGATACCACTTGGCTTGCCGTACGATTGATACTCAATAGCAATGTTGCCGGTACGTGCCCACATATCCCTTTCTGATTTCACCTCAATCTTTCTATTTTGAAGCATGTCAGCGATACGCTGTTCACGAACTTTACCGTATTGCAAATCTAAATCAAACTTTTTACGGTCTTTTTTTACTGGTTCCAAATTTTCCATTATTTTTTGCTTTTCTCGGGTTCTGGTTTAGTTTCTTTTACAGAAGCTAACAGCATATCACTAAATGCTTTTTGTGCTACATTTAGTTGGTCAAGGTCAAACCTAGCTTGCGCAATCTTGTTGTTTAACGAAGCAACATGATTAACCATAGCTTTTTGGTTATCTTCTAGCTCTTCAAAATTGTATTCATTACCATCAATGGTAATCATTTGGGCGTCATCTGACATTTAAGTCTCCTAAAACAGTTCTAGTTGTCCATGCACTAAATCATCTAGTGCTGGTGGTTGGTAGTTTGGCCCCTTCATGACTTTACCATCGTCATTCTTAAGAGCCTTGCCATCAACCATTTTACTCATGTTTGATTCGTGTATCCTATCAAAAGCTCTAGAAATAGGCAAGCCAAAAGTTACGGCAAAGCCTGATGCAACATACATTACATCACCTAATTCTTTCAACAGATTTACACGTACTTGGTGTGAAACTGTGGCAGTTTCTTCAAGTTCTTTAACAGCTGTCAAGACTTCATCACGTAGTTCTTTTACTTCTTCATCAATAAAAGACATACGTAGCATAAGCTGTTTACTTGACAGTTCCGTATTTATGGGCTGTTCCATGGCTTTTTGAAAGCGGCGGACTTGATTTTCTCTTCCATTCATTGTGCTTGAACCTTTTTTAAGTTTTGGAAATAGCTAAGATTGTAGCCTCGCTGCCATTCCTTACCCCGAAAAGAATCCATTGAATACGGATTAGCGGGTATGTGGTAGTATTTACCACATTTTTCTGCCGCACTGAAGGACTTACGCCCTTCATGATAAAACCTGTCCACTGCTTTGTTATTAGTCATGGTATCCTCACCCTGCTGAAATGTCTACAATTTCACACACACCTGCGGTACACGCTAATTCACGTCCACCTGATGTAGTATCTTCTTTTTCAAAGTCCTGTAGCTTAGACCAGTCTACCCTTTTTGGCATCCTAGTCAAGAACTCTTTGTATTGTACTTCATCAATGTCTTGATAAGGTGCTTGCTGATACGTGTGCTCACTGAATGGTAGGAAGCTGATACCGCTAACCTCATCAAAGTGTTCGTAGACCCACGCACCAACGTCCATCCATTCCGATTCCTTAACCGAAATTGTTACGCTAGGCTTATGTTCGCACCAGTGGCGCTGATATGTAAGCCACAGTTCAAGCTGTTCAATAGCAGTCATTTGAGTACGTGTTACCGCACCTTGTGGTGACTTCATTGGGAAACTAAACACTGTGGTGCTATCGGGCTTCATTACGTCAGGCTCTGCAGGAATACCCTCAGACACTAGAAACTGTGTGAGCGGGTCTTTGTTGTCGCCGCGTACAGTACGAATGTAATAAGGATTATGCCGTGCATGGATGCCGCTGGCAGCGTCAGTAAGTTGGGACACAGTGCCACTAGGCTTTACGCATGTTACAGCAGTAGACTGAGGAATCTGAAGCTTAGTAGAAAACTCCTTGTTAGTCTGTACAGAAACATCACGTAACATTTCAAGCAGGGTTTCTAGCTTATTACCAGCAGTAGCAGTTAATGTGCTATCCATAATTCCTGTAAGTGAAACGCCAAGCAATCTTTCTTCCTCAGTATTTTTCTTCCATACGTGACGAAGGTACTTAAAGTTAGTTAATGTAGACTGGAATGTACCAAGTATGGTTGCAAGACGTACTTTGTTCTTCAGCACATCAATTGTATCATTCTCACGTACAACTACTTCTGACAAATTGCAAAACTGATACGGGCGTAATATAATCTCACTGCACGGATTACACCCAAAGTCATGGTCTGTATCACGTCTACCATTCTTAGCCGCTTGCTTGATTGCTGATTGTCTGTTGAAGATGCCACGCTCACCTGACTTGCTGTCATACAATGACAACCACTCACGCATAAATGTGCCCATCTCAGGCTTTTGCTTGTAGGCTACGGAGTTATTAGCTAGCGCACGTTGGCCTTCATTCTCCCACCACTGGCCTGACTTAGCGTGTGCCATCTGGTCATCATTGAGATTAGACAATGAAATCAATGCACTGCGGCGTACACCACCTACGACTACCACTTCACCAATCTTACACATGATGTCATGACACTCAATTGGGTATAGCCGGCGCCCTGCGGCACCTTTAAACTTCTGTACAACGAACTCAAACAGCTCCACCAATGGCTGTGGGCCTGATGCCCTGCCACCAAATGTCTTAAGCCTAGCACCAGCAGGACGCACATCAGACACGTCCCACTTAGGAACTTGGCCTGTGTACAGCATAGCAATCAGTTCTTTGAGGGACTTTGCCCATCCAGGCCGACTGTCGCCAACTTTAATTACAGTGTCTGTGTTGTGAAATTCTTCCGCTACCATGGGTAGCTTTTCGATACAGTGGCGTTCAACAGAGAAGCCTACCCCTGTACCGCACATAAGAATGTACATGGTCTCGTCAAACGCACGAGGGCTATCAACAGGTACGTATGAACAGTTGTATCCACCTACGTGGCAGCGGTCTAGTGCTGGCCCTGCAGTCATCAACGCTCTCATGCTAGGCATGATTGCCTGACTTAGCACGGACTCTTCCAGTTCTTTCTTCAGTGCAGGTTGAAGCTTATAGCCGTGTTTATGATGCAGATGGTCAGCCATATAATCAAAATATCTGGATACAGTTTCACTCCAAGTCTCCCGACGTTGTTCATCTTCCTTCCACCTCGCGTAACGAGATAGGGCAATAAAATTCTGATAATCTGTAGGTAATTGGTTATTCATGTGTCATCCTCACGCTAATTTTAGCAGGTTTGATACCTTCAACATCAAACAATAAATCTTCTATGTATTCTCTTACAGTATCCGAAATTTCATCAACGTCAGCGTTAAATTCATCTAAATCAATAGAAGCAGATATTGTAATGCTAGCTCTTATCTTCCTGCTCATTTTCTAGTTCCAAAATTAAACGGTCTAAGTAAAACCGCGCTTTCCGCAAGTCCTCTACAGACTTGCCCTTGTAGCGTTCCCGCCACGTGTATTTGAGAGTATTACCTTTGCAATACCCTCTGAATTCTTCTGCAGTTAAAGCAGCTTTGATAGCTTCAATACACTCAATCCCATTCTTTTTGTAATGGGGTGGGTGGTTAACCATATCAACATTGTGCGCTTCTTTCATAGCTTTTTTCATAAAATCTTCGTGTCTCATACCTAGCCTCAATCACAGGAATCTAAACGGGATACATAAGCAATATACTTACCATCTTCTAGGTCTGTTTTAATAACCTTAGTATCATATCCTATAGATGGGTAAGAGTTGTGATACCTATCTATGTCTTCTTGTAATTCTGCGGAACTGTCTGCTTCTAGTCTAATTCTAACGTCTTTTGGCATTTTCTACTACCTTTATTGATTCAGCAATTTGTTGTGCAATTTGAGGAACGATGGCGTTCCCTAGTCCTTTAAGTCTGTCCACCCTTTTGGGTATCCCATTAGCCACTCTACCCACATTGGGTTCAGTTGTCCACCAGTTTTGTTTTGGTTGTCTGTGTGTTGCACTGCTACATCCAGTGTGTCCCACGACACCTTGCCGTTGCGTATCCTGCCCCCCTGATAGCCGCCCTTGTGGTCTCTGGTTGTTGGTGTCGGCCACATCCGTACTTGGTCTGCTAGATTCGCCCCGAACTTCAAGTCTGGATTCGTTAGGCTGATTCTCCGACCCTTCTCGTCCAGCTGGCGTGGGCCGCCCGTCCCATCCGTTGTCCTTGGCGTTGCCCACATCTTCACGTATTCTGGATTCACCTGTTCCCGTAAATTGCTGGGGCGCTTCCTGCCCTTTCTGTGACCCTCTTTCATTCTCTCCATGCTCTCCTTGGAGCGCAGTGGTAGATGGTCCATTGTGTTCGGTGTAGCCCACAATCCAGACTCTATCTCGCTTATGGGGTGCGCCGATGCCGCTAGCTGGAACAATAAACGTCCTTGTGGCGTAGCCTTCGGTTTCCAAGTCAAGGAGCACAGCGTCGAGTCCCAAGCTGATGTGACCATAAACGTTTTCGAAAACAACCCAAGAGGGTCTTTTGGATGCAACAATTTTGCGGATGTGCGGCCAGATGTGGCGTGGGTCTTCTTTGCCTTTACGGTTTCCCGCTTGGGAGAAGGGCTGACAGGGGTATCCTGCTGTGAGGATGTCGCAATCGGGAACAAGTCTTTCTGGGTCATTAGCCAATTCCTTTACATCTGATTTAATAGGTACGTTAGTCCAATGTTTTTTTAGTATGTTCCTGCACCACTCCTCAATATCACAGAACATTACTGGGGTTGAAAGTCCAGCCCACTCAAAACCAAGAGCGAAGCCACCGATACCACTACATAAGTCTACGTGCCTCATTTAATAACTCCTAATACCCAATTTTCAGCACAATCTTCAGCATACTGCTCAGTATGCCCCTTAATATTTCTTTCCTCTATTATAGCACCATCCTGCATCATATATACAGTAAAGCTACCGTCCTTCTCCTGAAAGACGGCAGCCTTGCGATACGCTGCTAAACCTCTACTGCAATCATCTTCACTGTAAAATTCATGTAATAAAGCCATGATACTCCTCACATTAGTGGTGTGTAAGAGCTACATTTTCATCACCAGCGTAGCTATCT